CATGGAAGCATGTATCACACTTTTGCTCGCTATCCTGGTACCGCCCCAGGCATTTTACGCATTAACAGTGCGCTCAGTTCGCTTGCTCCGTCATAGCGAGCAAAAGTGTAATCATTTTTGACGTTCATTCCAATGAAGGATTCTGTGGCAATTGCTACAGAGAACATCACATTTATCAATTTCTTTCTTGATTTTATTTAGGCTAGTACCTCTTAAAATCATATCTGAAATTGACAAGTCTTTTTCTAATCTATCTCTATGATGAAAATCAAGAGCTCCAGGATGGTCAAACCCACAATTACTACATTTTAGATTTAAACTAGAAATGTAGTTTCTATGTATTTGTGTATAATGCTCCTTTTGTTTACGAACATTACGAATATGTGTTTCTTTATTATTCTTATACCAACGTTTACTGTCTTGTCTGCCACATTCTTTACAATGATAATGCAGAATTTGTTTAGCTTTAACTCTCCAACCAAACTCTGTTAAATCTTTTGAAATGTTACATCGTGAACAAACTTTCATTATGGCTCCCATAGAAGGACTCGAACCTCCACACCTTGCGGCACTCGGTTAACAGCCGAGCGTATCTACCAATTTCACCATATGGGAATGTATTCGTATTTAGCGTCGAATCATCACATACTTGTAGCTGTCATAGATTCGCATACCTGCAGTACCAACAAGAGCACCAAAAATCAATGTAAGCATTTCATTTCCTTTCATAATAAATGCAGATTGCCTGCTGCATCAGGTTGTTCTCATTAGGTTGACTTTCAGAACATGTCAACTAACAAATGGTCGGGATGGTGGGAATCGAACCCACTTGATGCCCTCGCCCCAAACGAGGTGGCTAACCTTTTGCCCACATCCCGATATTCTTTAGCCTTGCATGCTCTTTGCGATGACAATTAGCACACAAAACAATACATTTATCAGCTTCGTTGTAGAACATCTGTCTACTCGTAGAATCTGCAGGATTTAAGTCTTTAACACTAGGATCTAAATGATGCAAATCTAAACAGACTGGATCATTTTCTCTACAATGTTGACATCCTCTTACAGCTTTATACGATCGAATGTCTTCTCTAAATCGTTTGAAGACGTCCTTACGAATCTGTTTATACTTAGTCTGATTCTTTTGCTCAGACAACGCTGAACTTTTATTAGAACAAACTTTGCATCTAGTAGCATAACCATCAGACATTCTTGATTGCTTATAAAACAATTCAAATGGCTTCTCAGTTTTACATGATGTACAAATTTTCATATTATATCTGGTGCCCCATCTCGGAGTCGAACCGAGAACGTCACTGCGTTTTAAGCACAGCCGCTTTGCCAGTTTGCGTAACAGGGCATTTAAACTTTGGTGCGGATGACAGGATTCGAACCTGCCCGCCCGTTAAGGGCACTAGATTCTAAGTCTAGCACGGCTACCTACTTCATCACATCCGCATTTAAACTATGGTACCCAATAGAGGTTATGCTCCCCTGCCTCTGGTATGTAACACCAGCGAGCTACTATTACACTAATCGGGCATGTAATATTACTTATATATCTTTTCCATCTTTTTATATGGTTGCTTTGAATAATCTACAATGTAACCTTCACCACTTTGCTGAGCTCGTTTAATACGAGGATCACCAGGAGCAAAGACTCTACTGAGCTTATTGTTAGATGGAATTGCAGTCACTTTGGAACCTCATTTCCATGATCATCAACAGTGTAATCATCAAAGATGCTCTTGATGTAATCAACGATAGATTTGATAAAGTTCTTCATCTTACATTCCAGTGTTAGTGTCAACAGTCGTAATGACCGTCGAACGAGCAGTGAACATTGCTTCACACTGATAGCGCTTGTGACCATCAGCCATACAATCAGCCATGTTCTGCTGATAATGGTTATACATGAAATAACTACCAATTACCATCGCGCAGACAATGAATGCCATCCAAAGCTTGAAGCCGATTGGAGTTTTCATAAAATCACGGTCGGTCATATACGACTTCGGCTTGTTACGATTAAACATTGAAGTATCTTTCTTAAAATGGAGGCCCACCAAGGATTTGAACCTCGGACCCCTCTGAGTTGCAATCAGAGTGCTCTAAACGCTGAGCTAGTGAGCCATTAAACTATTATTTGGTGTTATCATACACCTTTTTGAACACAGTATCATATGAAACGCTGTTAAGACGTTCAATCTCATTTGCTGCAGCAGTGTACAACTTTGCCTCACCTGGAGTAGGGCAGTGTTCAGCAGCTTGACGTAGCTGTTCTAGTAAAGTTTGCATTTGTGATTCCTTTCTGTATATGCATTCCTTATAGGCTGCAAAATCGTACTTGGCAACAGATATTTTTGATCATCCTACGGAATTGAACCGTTCTACAGGTCTCACTCTCCACCAGGAGTTAATTGGAATTGAACCAAACAGCTTCGCCGTCCTGTGTGCACACCGTTACACTAAAGATGCATAAATTTGTTGTCATGAGGCTTTCCCAAACCTCTCTTAACGTGCTGACAAACACGACCATTTACATCTCATGATTGAGTTATTGTCCTGCGTCCGGACATTTCGACGAGTCTTTCTATTGTTTATACTGCATCAGAATCACTACTAACATTCGCAGTTGGGAACTGGTACTACCGACGAGATTCGAACCCGCATTGGCCTGATTGAAAGTCAGGGTTATTAGACCATTTATAAGACGGTAGCATGGTGGGGCCAGAGAGATGCGAACTCTCATTTCCTGATTGAAAGCCAAGTGTCCTCTACTATTTAGACGATGGCCCCATGTATTAGTAATATTTTTGAGGTGCTTGAAATGACCGCTTGATTCGCTGCCAGATCGAAAGCTTCTCATCTTCTGGAAAGAATAAGTCAACGCTCTTTTTGTAGTAATCAGTCTTTGCTTTGATTACCCATCCATGACGTTTACCAACAATCAATCCAACTGAACGCTCAAGATGATCTAAAAGACCCTTCTTGTTGATTTGACTTTGTTGACGAATACGATAGAACATAATGTCAACATCTTTACGTGGACCTTCTTTATAAAGAGTTCCACCAGTAAGTGCAACATGAGCACCATAGATAGGTGCAAACTGCTCAATCTGTTTACAAAGATCAACAGCTTGCTGATGTGTCCAATCTTGCATTGTTTGCACTGTAGTGTCAATCATAATATATCCTTATATAAATTAAGCGAGAACAGTCAATGGGTCTTTCAGGGAATCGAACCCTATCAAATACGTATACACTTAGTCCCATTTAGCCACGTATTTGCCTTATTCACCTAGCGCTTAAACTTGGAGCTGAGAAGCGGATTCGAACCGACTTTGTGCACTTTGTCCCAAGACAATCTCAGCGTAATTTAACAGAATCCAATATCAGAATTGGATTCAAACATTTTCTTAACTCGATCCCATAATGTCGGTTTGACAAAAGGTAAACGAGCTTTTCTAAATTGTTTCCACATCAACTTGCCTTCTGGTGTTTGCAAGGATGACGGCTTAATCTGGTAACCAAGATCATGAGCGTACATATACATCTGCGTAGCAAGTTTCCTGCCACGATATGACCAGTTAACATACGTCGAAGCCGACCAAAGGACGTTATTATGATCAGCCATGAATTTGATATAAGCAACAGGTTCGGTAGCGCGATCATAGCACTCGATCCATATTGCATCGTTAGTCAGTCGATGATCAATTCGCATTTGATTGCTTTCTAAAACTTGGAGGACCAGGTGGGATTCGAACCCACACGGCATTTCTGCATCTGATTAAAAGTCAGGTGAGCCGACCTACTGCTCAACTGGTCCATGGTATTTTTTCATACTCTGAAAAGTATGTTGTCTTTGTTGTAGCTCTGCCTTCACCTAAGTGCAACAGTAAAGTTCTGCTTTCGCAAAGTGATTCAGTTAGAGGAATCCAAGCGATTCGTTTTGTTTTCATATCAACTACTGCAAAATAGTCAACATCTTTAGGCGAATACCTGAACTGATAATTTGGACCACTTTTATACAGGTATAACTTAGCAGAATTTACACTGCCAGGTTCTCTACCTACACATTTGACTTGAACTGAAACGAGCTTTTCAGGCGTTTGAATAATTAAGTCAATCTTAGAATTGTCACCAAATTCAGTAAATACTGGAAATCCAGCATCTAAACATTGTGCAATTACAAGTGCTTCACCTAATTTACCTTGATCTTTCTTATGCATTCTACTGGACTCCTTGTCCAGTACTTATGTACGCGAGTGGCGAGTCAACAACTCTTTGATACCTGCTTACGAAAGGTCACTCGTATTGGTAGCAGAGCAAAGTATGATTCGGCTCTTGTCGTTTCTAACTGATCATGTCAGACGTACAAGATACTAACATACCCTAACTTGTCAACAGCAATGTCAACCGGTATAGCTGTAGTCTCTGCCTTTAAGCTCTTGGTGCACCTGGTGAGATTCGAACTCACACTTGACGGCTTCTTAGACCGCTTCCTCTGCCGATTGGGATACAAGTGCATTTAATATCTGATAGGATCAATGCCCAACACCAAACTCCCCTATCTCTAAAATGTGTTGTTTCTAAACTCGTATCAGACTTTCACTGATTGTTGCCCAAACATCAACAGGAAATGTACACCTCTTAATGAGGGACCGTCATCCTAGCACCCGATTACCTGTGTTCGTCTAGGATCTATCTGGTTCAGCATGCTTCTAGTTGGGAAAGCAGAGGACATTCCAGAATCGTGTTATGGCGGGGCAGGCAGGAGTCGAACCTGCATCTCACACATTTCAGTGCATACCATTTACATTACTTAACTTGCTGCAGCAAGAACTTTCACAGTTTCGAACCTGATACTTGTTTTCATGATTTTTGGCACTTACTACGATCAGCGGCTTAACCATTTAGCCGACCGCCCCATTGAAATGTTCTGGTGTCCTATCCGCTAGACGACTCGGCACGGATGCCAAGGTGAGATTCGAACTCACGTTTCCAAACTGTGGTGCGCAAGGTTGGATTTGATACCAACGTTCACCGGTTAACGACCGGCGGCTAACACTCGCCTACTTGCGCATAAACTAGTCAAAACCCTCTTTGAGGTATAGGCTCTCAGGTTCCGTGTCTTCCTATACTTACTTCTAAATGGCCCCGATGACGAGAATCGAACTCGCCTCTACAGTACTAGACAGGCACCAGTCGTCCCCAGACGACCCCACCGGGATAGAATTCAATATCTAAGCACTCCCATGCCGTTGCAATAAGTTATCCACAGTGGGAGCTGCTTCGACTGACGTTCCCGCCAGATCCTTATTAACTAACAACGAATCTCTTGACCCGCTAGCGCTGCATTTAATGTCTGCCGAAGACCCAAACACGCTAGTTTCATTAATACGCGTGTTATATTATGGGGTGACCAGTCGGGTTCGAACCGTACTCCTCAGGATTCACAGTCCCGCATGCTTCCAATTACACCTTGGCCACCATATATTTATGAAACCTAGCTTCCCCCTGCCTGTTTCCAGTGCGCCAAAGCGACACTCACAATTGGTTAGCATTGCTAACCCCTACTCCTTTCGGAATCTTTTCAATATCACTACTTTTCTTCAACTTTACAACAGTAAAGTCAGCGACCTTTAGTAGTCAACGCATAATATTTGCCTTGTTGCTCAAATCTGTAACTACGCTACTAGACGAATGCTAAGCATTCTAACAACTTCATCCAGGAATATGTTTGCCTATGACATACCGGTACTGGAAGGCATAGTTTCGACGGCTATTGCAGAAACTAAAATGTTCCTTTGGGCCCAATTCTACCCGTTGTATACATTTAAACCAATCGGTAACTTGGAGGGTTCCATTTCAGATGTTTACCCACAACCCAATCACACTTTAAACTCGTTCCGTTGACTACCTGCGTGACAGGCTATCCCATCTTTCTTTACCCTCGCTCGTACTACCACACGGAATAATGGTGCGAGATGATCTTTGGGTTCGCCAGATATATCCTCCTTGGATATATCCCAACCCTCTACATCCGTGCATAAATGTAGCTATTTTACTTAACCAACAATGTCAAAGAGCAGCCAATTGCTCGGCTCCGTGGACTATACTTAGTCCAGTTTTGTTTGAAAGTCAACATTTGTTTGAAATTTATTTTATCCAAACTGACTTTCATACTGATGAAGATCAGCTTGATCATCAAGCGTCTTCGTTTCATCAGGAACGACTTCGATATTGTAGTGATCGAAAATTGACGGTTCAACGAACGAGTCGAATGCTGCTTGAGCATGATCTGGTCCATTGAAACGAATAACAGTCACTTCATTGTTACGAAGATCGGTGAACTTGAGTGCCTTATGCATTTGTTGTTCCTTTCGTTCTATTCATTCCTTATAGGGACGTTCAAACGAAAGGGCAACAGATATTTTTACAGCTTGTCGATTACTGTGCGTACGCGCTCAATTTCAATATTGCTGAATGTAAACCTAAAATCTTCTGGAAGACCATCCAAATCAGTGCTGATGACATCGTATCCAAATGTACCAAGCTTCGCATCAATCTCGTCAGCTTCTTTTAGGATCTCACGAAGACGATCTGCAAGGACCTGTTCAGGTGAACGATCATCAGGATGCTCAAAGATCACAAGAACTGATCCAAAATCAGTACCGTCATAAGGTAAACTTGCCTGACCTGAAATACGATCAACATTTGTACCATCTCGTTTAAAACGAACTGGTATATTACCATACACACGTTTGGTGTTATACACAGCTTCGATATATTGATCTGTAATCTCTGTTACAGTCATGATACGAGTTTGTGGCTTTGCATCTTGACGATCAGTAGCAAACAAGTAGTATCCCTTTGATCCTACTCGAACGCCTTCTACATTTGGTTTGTTCATTGTATCTTCCTTTTTACGAACTGGTACAAGCTCACTTTCGCTATATGGATGCGGAGGAGCATGACCATAATTCCACTTGACTTTAACCGGCCATGAGGAACCATCAATCTTGGTAACAACGCCTTCACCATCGTCACCTGAAACACGCGTAACCCAACGAGGTATATTCGTGTTTAAAGTTACACGATCACCTTCTTTTAACTTAGGTTCGCTCATGAATATTTCTCTACGTAGGTTTCAGCTTCATCATCTGGAACAGTTACTTCTGCATTAGCAGGCACGTTCATATTTGACTTACAAAGCAAGTAATACACGCCGCCAGCAATAAGTGCGACGATCGCCAATACAATCAATAGATCCATTATTTTGATTCCTTACGTGCAGTTACAATGCATAACATACAAAAGACAGGAAATGAAACAATTAACGCCCACCATGGTGAAAATGGAAGAGTAATAACAGTTCCTAGTGCAGCTAGAATTGCTACCCATATTAAACTAACTACAATAGTTCCAAAAACAACATATAATGCAGATTTTGCGTTAACCATTTCATGTTCCTCTCTATGCTCGTACTAAATGATCCGCACCATGTGTTGCTGCGAGAGCATCTGGCTTGAAGATCGGATCAATTCCGAACGTTCCTAAAATATAACCACGAGCTTCCTGTAAGGCAACGTTTGATTTGTGCTTTGGATCCTTATTGACGTCAATGTGGATCTCGAACTTACGATCTCCAATGAAGTCAACGATCTGAGTGCCAACATCAACTGTATACATGACCTCGTTAAGCATACGTTGCTTAATGTTGCCATAATCTTCCATCACATGACGGACCTCATACAGCTTACAGCCGTGCTTACCATCAACGTGGACGATTACAACTGTAGAATATGTTGCAAAGAAACGACCGTTCTTCCTGTGACGAATGCTATCAGTGCCAAGGTAGATAGCAGTCTCAGGAGACGAATTCATGATCGCTTCCTTTGCCTGTTCAATTGTGCCTGCCATCTCAATTCTCCTTATTATGCTTTAGAAGACCAAACGACTTGAAGTAGTGTCGGTTCTCTTGTGTTACAATTCCTGTAGTAAATGCTGTCATCTCATTGTTCATATCTTCTTCATGAAAGGCATGAGTTGAGATACCAGCTACTTCTGCAATCCCTCGTGCATACAGAAGCTCACTGAGATCAGGAACACCGATAAGAACGAAGTGAGTGTTGCTTGGGTCAAACTTACGTGGACGCTTTGAGTTTCCTTCAACGTCACGTGAAATGTGATGACCAGCACAGAATGTAGCATGAGTAGCTTGAACAGTTACCTGTTCTGCACACATATCCTGTCGAACAAAGATGTACAGATAATGACGATGCATAGCATCCATCAACTTATAAGCATCGTCACCGATCTGCTTAAAGTCGGCATCTTCAAGATTGTTCTTCCACTTGATTGGAAACTTATTACCAGCAAGCTTATGAAGAACGTTGTGCAGCTTGAAAAATGCATCATTGGAGTAATTGAAAGCGAGCTTGTTGTGTCGCTTAGCAGGCGTAACAGCCTTAAGCACTGCCTTTGTCATTAGATAGTTCGCTTCGCCTTCACTCTCTGCAGCAAAACGTGCACGAGCAATAGCGTAGATAACAAAGTCAGTAAGAGAATTTTGCTTAGTAGCAGCGAGAGCCTTATAGGTATCGCGAATTAGATTGTAGTTCATAATAATCCTTTCTTAATTGGGTAATAGCATGTTAAAATTGAATGTCAACAGCCCAATTAAGGAGGCTGACTAGAAGGCTAACCGCCCCATTCATGTTCCATATTGTGTAATACGATATCCATAATCGTTCTCCTAATGTATTACTTATTTGCCAAACAGACGAATTCGATCTTTACGAAGCTGCTCAGCATCATATTCTAATCGCTGACGATCAGTCATTTTTCTTAGCTTTCGATACTTCTCAATTGTTGGAGAAGGACTAATCCAATCAAACATAGTAGAAACTCACAGTATATCAAGCAAGATATTAACTGATCCTAGAAACTGAGCAGCAATTAGTGCTTTTGTACCTCGACCAACAATTTCGTCATCAACATATAAATCAAACTGATCTTCACCAGTCTTTACGAGACGTGCTTCAAAAGTAATCTCTTGCATCGTAACTTCCTTTATAAATGGTGCGCCTAGTGAGGCTCGAACTCACGACCCTGGATTTTAGAGATCCGTGCTCTACCATCTGAGCTATAGGCGCATATTATTAGCCTTTAAAGATCTTAGTTAGTCGATATACGACTCGATCCCAGAACGTTGCCTTACGACGACCATATGTACCAATAACGTACAGTGTCCGCTTTTTCTCACTCACTTTAAACCCTTTCGATTGCTCAGTCGTTATCCAACAAAGCTGAAAAGATGGCAACGATTAATTGGCAGAAAACATCAACACCAATGAATGAAATGATCATCAGTAGATCACCTAGTAGCAAGACAAATCCATCACACCAACGATAAATGACGTTATCAAACAACCAGATGAACGGTGTCATTTTGTATCGATCTCAAAGCCGTATAGACGATCATTTCCAGCGTTGAGTTTAAGATCGTCAATTACCTTATGAGCATCTGCTACAGATGCAACGCCAAAAGTGCAGTTTAAAGGAATTCCTGCAAGGAGACCTGTGTTCTTCATGCGGACATATCGAATTTGAACAGGATATACGTTAAACATCTTCTGATTCCTTAATATGGAAAGTATGTTCGCCTAATCGACCATCAGCTCGAAATCGCTTTACAAACGCACGATAATGTTGGCCGTCGTCCGTCTTGAAGTACACAAATGCACCTCGATTTGTTTCATAACGTCCGTGAGCTTGTTCACCAGAAGGTAAGATAACAACAGCATCAGCCCATTGCTTACCTTTTACGTTATTGCCTTTAGGTACGCGTTCGAGCTTATGAACGCCTGCTGGCATCTTCATTGTGTAATTACCTCGTCTTCATTCGGCACTAGCCTCTTTACAAGAACTGCTAGTACTCCTAAATCATTAGCTAGATTTCGACCTTCTTCAAGACCAAGGATCATCTTGCCTTCACGTATTCCTTTGTCATAGAGATCAACTCGCTTTTTACTACGAGTGATCATTCGATTAAGAACATCAGTTGTATTTTCAGTTTGTTCCATCTGGAACCTCTAAACGATCTTTCTCAATTTCTTTTTTGAGAGTATCAATTAGCATCATTAAATAACCGTATGTAGTAAATTCCTGAGGAACAGTAGGGTCATTTGACACTTGTCGTGCAAGAATCTTCATCTCATCGATGAATGAGTGAAGATTATCACGATGACGTTCAAGTGCCTTTAATGCATCATCAAGTCCATTGTTGTAATGAACGCGAGCATCGATTGTGTTAGGATCAAAGTCAATCATTTACTTTCCTTCACATTCCTTAATCAAGTCATAAGCATATGCTGTCCATTGATCAACAGTCATATCTGATAATCGCGGCGTATACACACTCTGTGTTTCATACACTTTATCTTGATCATCATAACAAAAATACCAATATCCTTGACCTACTACACGATGAAGAGTCACAAGCGGATGATTAATTGCCTTTAAGACCATCTTTGTAGTGATTGTCATACAACATCTCCTCTAACAACCAACATAGGCTGCAATCAATCAGAGGTCAACCACCATTTATGATAAATTCCTGATATTCTTGAATCGTCTTCATTGCTTCATCAAGCCATGGAGCTGCTCGCTGAATGAACACATCACACGTCTTGGTAGCCTCAGTCGCAACAAGCGTCACAAGCTGTTTTGGAAAGAACGGCGTGCCCAACGCTGCCGATCTTTCAAACGCCATAAACGAGTAGAGACTTTCTTGTTTAAAGTAATCGTGAATCCAATCTTCGCGTTTGGATTTCGTTGAACCTTTAAAATCAATAACGCTATCAATACCATCCCATTGCCCAAGCAAATCAGTTGCACCTGCACAACCTAGAGTCTTACTATAAAGACGAACTTCACACCCATATGCTTCGGTAAGATGAGTGTCGAGCTTAGCTTTAACCATCTGAAACAGATCAATGTTTATAGGTAGGTATTTATTATATTGTGGATCGCCAGTTGTGATGTAGTTCTCTGCCATAGCATGGATCTGATCACCACGAAACGTAGCTTGATGTGAGATTTTAGCAGCTTCCTCTTCACCAATCTTTTCTCGCCACTTTATCAATTGCTCTTTAGGCTTAAATCCTAGAACAGTAGTAACAGATGGCAAAGGAAGACCGTCGACCATATAATGTCGACGGCCGTTAATTGTTACACGAGGAAGTTCTTCGTTACCAAAATTGTACTTGTTTGGAAGGTAGTTGATCATATCTGAATATCACCAAGAGGATGAGCCTTTTTGGCCTTACCTAGAATACCTTCACGGAAGTCTGTTGGTAGCTTGTTTGTGTATGTGCCTAAACGTGTTGGATCAACCAACTTGATGCTTGGCTTATAACGCAAGTGAGGATTCTCATCCTGAAATGCATGTAAACGAGAGTAAGGTAGAAGATGCTCCTCTACCTCACCCGTTTTGTCATTATGAAAATCGTATAAAGGCACGTAGTATTATTTAATCCTCGTAGTACTTTGATTCTGGTTCAATATCAGATGTTTCGTCCTGAAACAGCCAATGAGGATTATCATCGTCCTCTTCATCATCAACGATGTCGAAGCACTTGCTATGAAGAGCACTGCGAAGGCGCTTCTCATTTAGACGTTCTTGATGACTGACCTGACGACCTTCACGAAGACCATCCTCATTGTAACGGCTCTTAGAAAAGCGTCCGTTCTGCTTGCTCATCGAAATATAACCTTCTTCATTTTAATAACCGTGTCACTGTTGACACCAATCGGCTTAGCCAGCTTTTCTTTTCTGGACAACTGGCTTTTTTGCTGTCGTACCAGATTTTTTTGTGTTTGATGGCGTCTTGTTCGTTGAGCCTGCTGGACGACCAGCTCTCTTGACCGGTTCCGTTGGTGTTATTGGCTGAATCAACGTCTCTGGAATCGTTTCTCCAGTGTCCGTTGGATTGTTCAACTGCTCGATTGTTGATCCCAATGCCATTGCGACCATTTGCTCGTCTGAAAAAGGGAGTGGAGCTGGATCACCAATTTCCTCCACTGGCTTTCCTAGTTCTTCGTCTGATTTAGGTGTTAGATCAGGAGCAGGTTGTTCTACAGTTGTATCGTAAATCAAACCTGGATACACTTCACGAATGCGTTCTGCAGTCCAACCAAATGGTAGCGACTTTGCTTTTGCATGAAGAAGGAAGATTGCATCATCAGGAGATACGTTCTCTAACATCTGAACGAAGTTTACTTCTTTCTTGATAGGAGAAACGTGACTTCCTTGATCCTTCATGAAGATATACATACGACGTACGTCGGTATAAAGATTGCTTTCTTGATCAACAAACTTGTTGACCTTATATGGGGGCGTGCCTGGTGGCAGATCCCAGACATACTCAGGCTCCAATGCATACTCAACCATTTTACCAAGTGCTTGAGAGAAGTTCTCTCTCATAAATTTGATCTGATCTTCGCCTTCTAACCGACTGCCTAGACGAAATGTTTCGCCAATGCCATATTTCATATAATAAACTCCGATGCTTTACTAGTTAGATCAACTAGTTGCTTCTTTACAAAGTAGTTGAACACTTTCATAGTTGGAGGAAATGACTTTCCTTTCTCGTGGTATTGTTCAAGAATATCTTCCTTAATCGCTTTTGGTACGTGATTAAGATCGACCATGATCATGTTGCGATAGTAATTACGCTGTATTACTTTATCTCGAATATCGTCTGGTTTATCGTATGCAAGTAGTTCTGCCTTAATTTTAGGCATTAGTTTACGTTGACGAATGTCATTAGCAAATGAATTGTCTGGACTTAAAACATTTGGCACACCATCAAGTCGATCTCCTGAGAGAATGATCTTACGACGTTCAATCTCAGCCCCTTCTGACTTGACATAATCCTTTAGTACTGGTGAGTACTGGCGAATACGTGGATCGAAATGAAGCTGTTTGAAGTCTTTATCACCTGAGATGATCATGATCCCATCAAAAGGATCTGTTTCATAATGGTGCTTGACAATTGTACCGATGATATCATCGCCTTCTGCCATCTCATTATGAATAACGATGTACGGAAAGTTCTCTTCCAGACCTTTTACAACGTCTGCAATCACTTCATAAACGTTCTTCCAATCAACTGACGGTGCAATCTTAGCACGATCTGTTGCTCGTTTGAACTTGTAATACTTAAATACATCTTTACGCCATGACTTACGTCCATCTGACGCAATAACTACTGGCTTAGCGTATTGTTTAAATTGTGTGATGTTTTGTCGAAGGCTATCAAAGATAATATGTCGAAGCATATCATTACCTGGTGCAACACCATGCTTTGAAGATGCTTGGATCATTACTGATGCAACACAAATCTGATTAAGGTCAAAGATTAGCAATGTTACTTACTCAAAAGGATTGTGTTTGTGTGTGGACGTTCAATGATTTGCTCTAGTAGCTCGTTCCATTGACTGCAGCGAATATCCCAATTGTAGAACAAATCTGTATACTCTTTCTGCCCTTGAAGTTTAGGTGAGAGTTTTGTTCTGTAATGGGATCTACGATTTGACTGAACCTTATTAATTGCATTCTCAAGATGCAAGTGAAATGCCTTAGCATGTTCATTCAAGTCTTCGTTAAACTGGTACATTGATGTCCAGTTCGCTGATGTTTCAGGAAGTGCTGCTAGGTTGCTGTGAACACAGATCATTCCTGCACTCATTGCTTCCATCAGACACAAACAAGAAGTTTCTGCCCAAATAGATGGGTAGGCGAAAATGTCTGCACCACCAGCATATTGGCGAATAGCATTATTGTCAACAGTTCCGTGGTACTTTATTTGTGGATGAGTCTTACACTTATTAAACAATTCTTGATACGGTTCGTCTCGTTGTTCCCAACCATACAGCTTAAAACTAGAGAATACATCAAGACGAATCTCTGGATACTTTGTTGCTAGGAATTCGAAGACTGGGACGACAATCGATAGACCTCGGTGTGGTGTTGACCAATAACCGATATGGATTTCGTCAAAAAGTCCTTTAGCAACTTCAATCGGTTCGATAGCATTAAGCATGACCATACAGCGTCCAAGAGGAATGCTATAAAAATTACTGAATATTTGCATTTGCCAATTAGAGACAAAGATGAGTTTTTCAAAGACTTTCCATCCTTCGTTATGTAAGAAGTCTGTTGCAGGATCTCCAGGAAGATCATGTGCAATAAAGATCTTCTTCAAATCATGATCAAGTGATGACTCAACTCGAGAGTTTACAATATGATATCGTTTTAGTAGTTCAGGTTTAACACACTTATGAATTCGACGCAACATTAACTCAGAACCCCCATTAGCATTCTGAGTCAAATCACCAGATCGTAATTCACCTGCAAAGATTTCCATTTCAATTATCCAAGAAGTAAGTTCTTATCATCATCAGAAGAGTTATCTTCCTTTAAGTATGTAACGAGTTGTTCATATCCACCAATTACTACACCATTGACAGTGATAATTGGAATTGTTTTGATATTTGGAAACAGTTCAATTACACTTTCACGAGTAACATCGATACCAATTCTTACTTCCTTGAAGTTGATATCACGAGATTTAAGAAGTGCCTTTGCTCGTGTACAAAACGAGCAAGGCGGATCCTGACGAGTATAGATCGTAATCACTGTGCATCACCTGTTGATGTTGCAATACGGCGGCGGTGATCACCCCAAACGGAATTAGCACGAACACGAATGAAAGGCTTATTGCGTTCTACTGTTTCTACAGTAATCCAAGGGTTCTGACCCTTACGCCATGAATCAATCTTGTTAATTGCACTGTCTAGGACATTAAGAATTGTGTTCTCACTACGAACACCTGCAACAATGTTGCGACGAAGACCCTTTGAAGTCTTCTTCTGACGACGGTTACGTGCACTTGACATATTATAAATTACTCTCTTTAACGTGGATCAAAATTGTCGTAAAAGTTCGCTGGTATTGAACTTTCTGTTGATGAAGGTATGAACTTGCCTTTCTCCATGATATCAAGATCATATTCACGATCAAGAATCATAAATGATACTTCACTTGGTTGAAAGTACTCAAGAGCATCCATTACGATGCCTTTATCAAGAGTGCTACAAGTGTAAAGGTCAAATTCTAATAGAGCTGGATCAACTTCATCCCAGCAATGTAGCGTCATATGACTAGTTTCGATAATAGTGACTGCAGTTAGTCCTCGATTACCTTCCATATTGCTGTAGTACGCATATGGACCCATTGCAATCTTCATACCAATAGCGCTAATCAAATTACGAATCCATGTCTGAATTTCTTCTGGACACGTAGGCGGTTTATTGATCTTTGCTCGTACAATAAGATGCTTATGTTCTAGTAGTTGTGCCAATTACTGTTGTGATACCTCTCTGCTTGTCACTACACGGCCATGTGTTAGACCGATATTCTCATTTGTTAGTGGAAGATGTTCCTTCCAATGATCACTCCATGGTCCTCTAAAGCTCAGAACCCATGAAACTAAATTTTCATCATTACGGTATTCGTTGTATGAGTCGACTTTATGAAAGTCGGTACGACGAGTAATAAATGGAATAAATGAGGGTAAATGATACAAGATTTTTGTAGATGACATTCCGTTAAACATAGTCTCTCGAAGACCTCCACGCAATACCCAACTAATACAGTTGAAAGCGTGAGTGTGAAATGCTTCTCGACTACGGCCATCAAAACGTAGGAGAACAATAGAGAATAGTGACTTAATTTCTACAAGCCAGTATCCAGTAGATGTACTTTCAGGTCCACCATCTTTCATTTTCTTGAAGAATTTCATTAGTAAGGGTTTCCTTTACTATGCTGAGGAACATCAACTCGAATGTATTTTCCATACCATTCTGGTTTCCATTCTTTTGTCTGACCTAGAAAATTGACACCAGATGCAATTTGACCGTCATTTTTGTACCAGGAGTACCCATTTTCTTTAATACAATATATTTCATTTTCCATCATGATGTAATCCTTGCTTGAGTTGGACAGTCATTACGAGGACAACAGTATCCCATTGGTACTAGTCGTCCTTGTGCATCTGTAGATTTTAGTCCACAAACTGGACAACCAACTTGGAATGCCTCACGAATAATATCAAATCCACTCATTGTTTGGTCAAGAGGACGTAACTGTGGACCCAATCCACCGTCATCAGGATACATTCGTTGAAATCGTTTCGTCTCGGTCATTGTCGCGTACGCCTTTCACATGAGTTTTGTTGATACGTGTTTGGATAATACCATTAAGGTAAGAATCATCGAATAGAACGCCAAGATCAAACTGTAACTTAGCTTCTGTGTACGAGAGCATTCCTTTTGAGAAACAAATCTCAAGGATTTCTCTTCCAAAATTTTCGATACCCAAGTCTTTAACTTGTTGCTGAACTTCTTTTGATGACCCAACATACTTCTTCCAATCACTCTCTGCGATAGATCGGCGCTTACGGGTCTGTCCTTTAAGAGGAGGCTTTACAACTGGTTTGAAGAACCGCTTTTGTCCGATATATTTCTGTCCTGAGGGATTGGTAATTCGATAAACAAACCCAATTGCACCCTCAGGAATATCTTCACTTGTAAACTCTTTACCTTTAAATGTCCACACTAAAATGTACTCTCAAATGAGAATACTTATAGTGCGAATCCCTCGAACTTCTTTGGATCAGCATTCTTCTTAGCAGTACTAAGATACATCGTGATCTGCTTTTCCTGTGGTGCTACTTGAACGTCGCCGCCTGCAATCCACTTCTGAGTCCATGGTAGTGTCTTCTTGTTTGCATATGATTTATAAGGATGATCCTTAATACCAATTGCAGCAAGTCGCTTACATGCAAGTTCCATTACATACTCGGCAAGAAGATCATAGTTGAGACCAATCATTGATCCATCTTTGAACAAATACTTTGCCCATTCGATCTCTTGATCAACAACATCAGTGAACATTTTCAGTACTGCTGGTGCCATTTCTTCACGAATTGAAGCAAAATCTGGATCTTCTTGAGGCATGTACTTCAACATATTCTGAGTACCTGCAAGATGAACATTCTCATCTCGTGCAATAAGCTTGATGAGATCAGCATTACCTTTCATCATCTTTAGCTCTGCAAATGCCCATGAACATGCAAAACTAACATAGAATCGAATGCCTTCAAGAGCATTGATGCTATTGATTGCCATCCAAAGAGCCTTCTTGTGCTCTCTTTCATTGCCTGCATACGAATCAGGATCGTATGACATCATCTTGTTGAATTTATCAACATCATCATATGGCTTTGAAATACTTTCCTGCATCTTCATGATTGGTTCGATTGAAAGAATATCATCGAACACTTTAGAAGGGTTAGGATAGACGTTTGTGATAATGTGAGTATATGTTTCTGAATGCACATCTTCATTTGATGACCACTTACGAACATATACCTCTAGATCAGGTTGTGTCACGATTGGAGCCAACACCTCAGAAGGAGCTGATCCTTGCTTGGTATCAAGAACAATCTGACGCTTAATGTTCGATGTAAAGATATGTTGACCGTGCTCACCTAACTTGCCACGAAAGTCCTTTGCATCAGGAGTAACGTCAATTTCGTCAGGTTGCCAATCAAAAGAACGCATCTTTTTTGTCAGCTTATGGAAGATTGGGTATTTGTTTTGATCGTAACGTGCAATTGGGGATCCGCCATTTGGATCCAGAAACATTAAAGCCATTATTGTACCTTGAGGAATGGAGCAGCAAGCTCACCCACGACAAGACCATGAGAGTAAAGCTCTGCTACTATTTGAGTTTGTTTGTCGGTTGACAACTTGCCTATCGATTCGATATAAAGCATGCCAATGTATTTAGAAGCTAACCAATTTCGATCCTTCTTTTGATGAAGCATCTCAGTAAATTGATCAGGCGTCACACTGGATTGTTTGTCCAACGACATTGCTAGATTATAACAAGCTTCTATTAACTCTTGGTTATTGTCAATAGACATTTTGTTAATCTTTTTCTCATCAGGAATCTTCACTGTACCGCCAGCATGTCGAATTGCTTGGATCAGCACAGATTTGTTTAACTTACCGTGACGAGCAGCAGACGTACGAATAACAGTTTCAAGACCTACGTCTGCACCTGGTTTAGACTGTCTAAGTTCAAACCAACCAGACTTATTACCTTCTAGTTTGAAGTTGATCTTAACCATCTTACTAGACATCCATGTCTGATTACCTGTATTAACTTGAAGACCAGCAATCTTAGGAAGTGTTTCTGTATTGCGAACATTAACAGAGTCGCTAGCATTCATTCGTTCAATTGTAACAGGTTTTAGACCAACACTCTGTTTCAACGAGATTGGAACAATTAGTCCTGCTGCTAGCTTGTCTTTTAGATAACGATTAAGTTGATCAATTGTCTTAACTCTTGAAACATCAACTTTTCCTGCAATAGCCCAGATGTCTGCTGGTTGCCATTTGTCAGAGTGATCGAAGATCTTACCTTCTTTCTTGTTAAGTTCAGAGAACTTCAAATAGATCTGCTTTACGGTAGCAGAGTTACGATGGAATGTATAGTCAGTACGAGTAAGATACGTTCCTAACTGGTTTGCAATCTTCTCTGATGATCGCTGCCATGTTGGTGACAGTTTATCAACAATATCAGTTGTTGAAATGTCAACTGCAACTCGTGACTGAGTACGAATCATTGTTCGTTTTACAGCATCAGAATCAATTGGCTTACGAGCAAACTGACGAGCTGCCAGATACACACATTGAGCGCTTTCGGTCAACCTGGTATCTGGCACTGAAACTGGCTTAACAACGAGCCGTACAGGCTTTGTAATAAGCATTAGCCGTTGATCAGAAGGTACGGAATTGAACTAATGTTCTGATTGAGCACTCGTTCTGAATGACAATTCTGAGACTTTGCAAACTGTTCACAGTTGAAATATGTATCTTCGCGATCTTCCGGAACACGTACAGTAATAGTTACAAAGTTCTTACTTTCCTTAATAGTATGATTATAATCACTTAAACATACTGTATCAAATCCTTTCATAATAAATCCTCGTTAAAGCATGCAACCTTCACAATCTTCTTGCGAAAGTTCTACTTGTTCTTCATTAACTTCTAGGTTCTCTGAACCATCACTTGCACCATCTAGTACATTGTTGTAATACAAAGTCTTGATACCAAGCTTGTATGCAACTAGAATATCCATAACCATTACATCCTGAGGAACTTCTTCATTCTCATAATGCATTGGATTGTAAGATGTGTTAGTGCTAATTGACTGATCCATGAACTTCTGTGCAAGTGCGTTGACCTTTAGAACAGGCTGTGCACCTACAATGTTCCATAGAATCTCATATTTGTTCTTCAAACGACGTGGTTCTGGAACAACCTGTGAGAGTACGCCATCACCTGATTGCTTAGATGTAACAATTGAACGAATTGGATCGAATCCAGATGTTCCGTTTGCTACCTGTGAGCTTGACTCTGATGGCATTCCAGCCATAACAGTTGAATTTGCCATACCAATATTGATACAACGATCTCGTAGAAGCTCCCAATCTTGCTTATACTCAAACTGACCTAGCATAGTATCTAGATCTTTCTTGTATGTGTCAATAGGCAAAATACCTTGTGAGTACTTTGTTTCATTATAACCAGGACATGGTCCTTGCTCTTCGGCTACAACAGTTGACGCATAGATGTTTGCGTATGCATATGATTCGAACAGTTCATGAAGCATTTCATAGTTTGCATCAGTGAATGTCATGTTGTGCTTTGCCATCCAGTATGCAAGATTAATGATACCTACACCAATTGGACGACGCTTCTTTGTTGCACGTTCTGACTGAGGTGCAATGTAGTCTTGATAGTCAATTAGATTGTTCAACATACGATTTGCAGTCTCTGCAAGAGACATCATATGCTCATGATCTCGAATCACACCAACATTCAATGCACAAAGAATACAAAGTGCAATTTCACCAACAGTTGGATCATATGTAACAATTTCACCAGTTGGAAGAGTGATCTCAACACAAAGGTTAGTCATCTTAATAGGTGCAATTTCAGGAATGAACGATCCGTGCTCATTGCAGTGGTCAACATTCATTAGATAGTAACGACCAGTAGCAAAACGCTGCTCGACGAACTGTTCCATCATGTCTTTTGCACGCAACTTCTTCTTACGAAGCTTTGGATTACGTTCAGCAGCCTCATAAAGTTCGATGAAGCGATCTGTATCTTTGTAGAATGCATCGATTACATCTGGAATCTCATCAGGTGAGAACAAAGTAATCTCTTCATCTGCAAGGAATCGTTGATAGAACAGACGATTAACTTGTAGAACGTAGTCAATACGGTTTAGTCTGTTGTCTTCTGTTTGTTTTGGATCCTTGAGAACAATTAGATCTTCAAACTCAAGATGGAAGAAGAACCAGTTCATTGTAGCAGCACCAGGACGAAGACCACCCTGTGAACATGACTGTACGTTGCTTTGGTGAGTACGCCAGAAAGGACGGACACCAGTATGCTTCTTTGCACCTCCCTGAACACCTGAACCTTCTGCACGAAGAGTGCTTAGAAGACCAAGACCAGCACGAGCTGAAATGAAGTTGACAATGTTGTTATTCATTGCATTGATAGAATCGCGGCTATCACCACCTTCAATCAATACGCAGCTTGAATACTGACGTTCATTTGTACGAATACCTGCAAGAACAGGAGTTGCGAGGCTAATTTCTTGTTGAGAGATTGCATCATAACAGCGTTTAATCCAGTACATACGCTTATCTTTTGCATATGTGTGAAACAATACAGCAGCGATTAGAATGTATGCCATCTGAGGCGTTTCAAGAATCTGTCCTGTTACTCGATTCTTAACTAAATACTTGCCTCGAAACTGTTCCATTGCAACGTATGTAAGATGTTCATCACGATCATGACGAATCATCTTGTTAAGCTGATCGTATTCTGCTGCAGAATACATAGTTAGAAGATCTTTGTCGTAGAATCCTTTTTTTACAACGTTTGTAACATGAGTATAGAGATCAATAGGTTCATATTGGCCATATACTTGCTTACGAAGCTGATAGTTTACAAGACGACCAGCAACATGCTGGTAGTTAGGATTCTCTTCTGAAATAAGATTTGCAGCAGCTTTAATAAGCGTTTCCTGCACGTCATCTGACTTAATGTTGTTATAGAACTGGATTTGTGACTTGAGCTCTACTTCTGATGCTGACACACCATTAATACCATCAACAGCATAAGCAACAACTTGATGAAACTTGTCAAGATCTAAAGGTTGCTTGCTACCGTCTCTTTTAACTACGTTGATTGTCATATTAAACTGCCATGTCCCCTTTGATTGTTGGAAGAGGGTTATAGTTAGTGACAGTAAAGTCTTTCATAGTATAACCGATATTTCCACTATTGCCGAATAGATTTGAATCCTTACTTATCTCAATCTGAGGACTCAGCTTCAACTGCTCACCCCACAGGTAATTGTAGTAAGCTGTCTTGTATTCCTTTGATTTCATTCGAGAAATTTGCTGTTGTACTTGATCAACGTGGTTCAAATAAATATGTGCATTGCCAATAGAAATAGTTACCTTGCCAGCTTGGTATCCTGTTTCCTTTGCAACGATCTTCAACAGAAGTGCATAAGATGCCATATTAAAAGGTACACCCAAGAACATATCGCCTGATCGTTGCATCATTAGCAAATCAATCTGCTTACCAATAACATTGAACTGGAAGATCATGTGACAAGGTGGCAATGCCATTTCATCAATTTCAGCAGGATTCCAAGCAGTAACCACATGACGACGATCATATGGTTTGTCTTTAATACGTTGAATTACATCTTTAATTTGGTCGCTATTGAATCCTCTACGCCATTGCCATCCATAAATTGGACCCAAAGGACGTTTAACACTATTCCAATCTGCTTGTGATGTTCCATTATCAATAAACACAGACTCAAAGTTGGCAGTCCAAATAGTTTTATGACCACCGTCACCATATGTAATTTCAGCTAAACGACGATCAGAAGTTGATCCTTCAAGGAACCACAATAATTCACCAATCATTGACTTAGTTGCTAGCTTCTTTGTAACTGGAAGCGGAAACACTCGTTCTACATCACCATGCTCAATAGTAAGATTAGTTACCATCTTTGTACCAACACCAGTTCGGTCGTTAGTTACAGTATGACCATAGTCTAGAATATACTGACATCCGTTCAGATATTCCTTTTCAAAAAATTTCATATTTTTCTCCACTTCTGCAAAGCAAGCTCTGCAGCCAAACCTTTAAATGTATTGTCATCGATAATCTGCTTGATCTCAGCAGGCGTTCGACCAGCCATAATCATTGAATTGACGTCAGTTTCCTTAACGTCAGATGGCCAGATACAGACACGGCATCTACTATCAATTGCTTTCTTGATTTTATCAACAGTTTCTTTCTTACGAGGTTCATTATCATAAACGATCGTGTTCATCTGTTTGTCGATTGAACGATGATCAATCAGGCTATCGATACGACCACCTGTTGTTGCTAGGCTGTTATCGATAAACATAGCATCGATTGGCCCTTCAAACGTATATCCATATTCATTAAAATCGTACTGATCAAGACCAAACAGTTTACCATTGTTCTCATTATACAGCACAGTGATATACTTTAGTTTGCTATCTTGCATTGCTCGACCTTGATATCCAGCAACTTCATTCGTTTCAGTTATTAACGGAATAACAAGACGTGGCTCTTTTCTGTATTCAATAGGAATTTCAATTGTAGGATCTACTTTATTAGCAAATGCTAGATAGTCATCGGTGTAATACAACATAAAATGCTTACTAGACGGAATCATACGACTCTGAACATACTTCTTACAAGGATGCTGAGGTGGTAGAGTTGATACTTTGATTAGCGTCTTATCAATCTTAG